CCATTTAATATCAAAGGGATATCAATTGGTTCTAAACCAGTCATAAGTCTTACTGTTCGTGTATAGTCTGGATTAAAGAATGGAATAACCTGTTCTAATAACTTAACTGCGTCTTCTTGGTATTTAGTCATAATAAACAGTTGGAAATCTAAGTTATATGGAACACCTGCGTAAACAAACTTACGACCACCTAGCGTATCATCAACTACTGTTTTTCTTATTTTAGTAATTGGCGAGATTTTACGTTCTGAATCGTATGTCATATTTGTCATTTCAAACGACATACGCGGTAAAGTAATAGCAGCTTTTGCTTTATAATCTGGATTCTGATCTAATCTTGATAATATCTTTTGATATGGTGCGTAAGAGATCGGCACAATCATTGTTTGTTGTGTTACTCCACCATTATCAACTCTCTGAACCTGTAGTTGATTAAAGTATGTACCAAACAGGGCCACATATTTACGTGTTGTATTATTGTAGAAATAGTTAGCTATGGCCATTAGGTATCACTTATAGTAATGTTTTCAGTAAACGGATCACTCTCTGAAAAGTCGAGAATATTATCGCCTTCTTGTTCGAATGCAAAGTTTCTTGCAAGAGAATCACTTCCATCAATTTCTGTATTAGCAAGGTCTTGTAGAGTAGTAGTTGATGTAGTATCAATAGAATCAAAGTAATTATCAATATTTGGATGCCCAGTACTAAATCGTTGACCACTATATTCTATTAACTCGCATCTCATGTCTTGTACTTGTAAAGCGCCTGTTTGATAGAATACACTCTCATGTTCAACAAATTTGATTTCAAACATTTTTTCGTTAAGTGGGAAGTATATTAGATCGCCTTCACGAGGTCGTATGATTGAAACAACTTCACGAGTAACATGTTTTTCGAATGTTCTGTTAGCTACAGTAAATGTTATACTGTCACGGATTTGTAAACCGAATTTAGATAAGAAATCACCTTCGCCTTCAAAACCATCAACATTTTTAACATAAGCTTCAAACTGAAACATTTCATCATATAGTGGCAAATCGTCTTCGTTTAAAATATCATCGCGTGCGCCTATGGTACGTTTAATGTACATAACATCAACACCATACATACGAATGCTTTCAATAACTAAGTCATCAATTAAGCTCTGCTCGTTGAAGTTATCGTAGTTTCTGAAGAATACATTAGTTGCCATCTAAACATTATCCAATAAAGTTGTAGGTAAGAGGCTGGTAAGAACGAATTGCTTCTTCTTCCATCTTCTCTCGATCTGCTTTTGCTTCTGAAAGAATCTGTTCTCCATTAAAAGTAACACCGCCAACTAATTGCATTCCGCTGAACTTAGTTAAATTTAGACCCCAATTTTCTCTAACTAAAACAGTTGCATAATTTTGTAACCAGCGATCGCCCCAAACGTCTGAATATAAATCACCGTCAATAACATCATAAGCTTCAATAATAACATACTCACCAGGAACCATGAAGTCTTTATTAACGTCAAGGTATAAGCGATTAACGTGTTTATTATAACGAATCATTGGTTTACCTACAAGAATCTCTTGCAGGAATTGTAAGTGGGTCATCGACATATAATAGTTTTGAACATTATATCCAGTGATATCTTCAATGTTATTCAATACAAATTGATATTGAACATTAAATATACCAGAACCAGTTGAAAGATTTGATGTTAATGGGAAGACACCAGAGATACCAAGTAATCCTTGTGGCAAAGTAAGATAACCGTTTTCTCTATCGCCTTTAGCAACTGCTGTTATAGTAGCAGTTACACTAGAATTAGCACCAGTAACAACTTCATTTGCTTGAAACGGTATTAACTCTTTATGGGTAAGATGGTCATAAACAACATCTGAACCGCCCGGCTGATTTCTTGAAATTTTAGCAGTTGCACCAGAAGTACTTCCCGTAATAGTTTCACCTACTATAAAGTTACTAGCTACTGCAGCATCAAGAGTTAGTTTACTTGCTGTAATTTGGTGTTTAAGATACACTTGTTGACTACCATTATAGTGATAGTCTCTCCAAAATGAAACGGCCTCGTCTATACGATCTTCTACTTGCTCATCAGATACATTAATTTCGATAACCGGCGCGCCAATTTTTCTAAGGATATAATCTTTGAATAATGATCTTGAATTTGGTATTGCCATTTCTATATCTCTTTATAATTAGTTATTACGTAAACACACAAGTTGTTGTTGTACCGTCCGCACCGAAAGGACTATTTGCACCGGTAGTATCACTGCTCAGATTCCAGTACCATGCCGAAGCGTTGGGAAATATCCCACTGTCATAAGCATAAAATGCATTTGTTCTTAAGTATGCTGTACTGCCTATAGTTAAAGTAGTCCAGCCACTATTTGCGTTGTTACCAGTAATTACGAGCCACAGGTTGGAAGTTCCATAAACAGTAGTCCACGAATAACGGACTGCTTCAATTGCAGCGCCACTATAAACATTACTTGTACCATCAGAGATAGATCCATAAGTATTAACTGTATTGTAAACAAAACGGCCTTCGTAAACAGTTGCGCTTGATGGTGCACCGCTGCCGCCGGCATTGTTTTGTTGATATGAACCAACAGTAACTGTTTGACTATCTAGGTTACCGCCTCCGCCGCCAGACCCAGAACCTGTACCTGCAGCTACTAGACCTGAGTTACTAATAATATTCATTACATGAGATAGTGCCATTTTATTCCCCTACGCGCCCCCGTTGTAATCGACTTTATAATAGCCAGTTGCTAATACTGGTGATCCACTACTATTTGCTGATATTTCTATTTTCATAACACAATTTTCATCGCCATAAGTACCATAGGTTCTAGTATCGTATACATTAAATTCTCTTGTTGGGCCGCCGGCGCTTAAAGCTATCCACGAGTTGAGTGTAGAACTATTTTGTACGTTTAAGTTAACTGAGCCTGAGTAATTGGACGCTTTTATATAATATGTTTGTGATGGGGTAATGTTATTCCAAGTTGCGGTTGAATATAAGGTTTCGCCATTGCCGGCAACATTATTTGGATGTTGCCATTTATATACATTACCATCTGGTTTAAATCTCCAACCCATTTCCAACGGGTTTATACCTAGCATATCAACATTCATTATCGGAAAGCTTGTGGATCCGTCTAAAGTAACAGCTTCTGTTGGGCTTGCTCCAGCGAAGCCTGAACCAGATGCAGTAAAATAAGTTCCTCTTGAAAGAAATGTGATTTGCCAATATCTAGCGTTGGCCCAAATTGGTTCAGCAACAAGCCACTTAACAGATGATGGAAACGTTGGCACATACGGAGTAGTACCCGTATCTAATAAAAGAGCCGTTGTTCTGCCTTCAGCACCACCGCTCATAGTGAATGTTTGGTTTGACGTCATGATACACGTCTGAATAGCATTAGACACACTAATGTTACTAGTGGTAACCGAAGGAGAAGCGTGTAAGTCTCCATAGATGCCGCTAGTATTACTGATATTAATAAATGCTTTTGAGTCGTCTATAATAGTAGTGTTTGATATTTTAATTGCCATGTTAGGCTCCCCAACCTGTCGCTGTTGCTCTAATCGTAGTGCTATCCCAACAAGTAAAACAAACTAACCATTTCGTAATTCCGGTAGTGTCCCAAGTATATTCTGTACCCATTGGCCAGTGTATACTTGCTGGCCAAGTAGGCGCATGTCCGCTTGAAGTAACATCCATCATAAGCAAAGCAACTTTACCTGTTTCGATATTACTAGCGGTGAATGTGGTAGCTCCAGATAACGTAACAGACATCATTGGTTTAGACATATCTAACGCGGTGGTGATAGCCGTTACGCTGCCATGAAAATTTGTATAATTACCTTCAATGCTGCCCATGTTTACTACAGCGCGCGCATTGCTGATAACTTCTGTTCCTGCTATTTTAATTGCCATTTATGTTATCCTTATGGTATCGAACCAGCGTATGTTGCCGCATAGCACGAACCGCTGCCTTGTGTAAATTCACATGTTGAATATAAAGTTCCCTGAGCGCATACAACTTTAATTCTAAAGTCCGGATCAGCCGTATTTAAACTGAA